GTTTATTTCAATCTTCATACTTATATAATACTTTAATGTTAATTTTTTATAAAAAAGTGTTTACAATTTTCAAATGCTTTTACTAGAAGTAAATATTGATTTGGTTTATTTGGTTTTGCAATCCTTATTTCTTTTCCTGTTTTGTGATGTATAAAACATTCCACCATTGCAATCATTTGTAAATTATCCATTATCTTATAAAGTATTTACCAGCGTTTGGATTCTTTAATTGTGATGTAATAGCGTAACGACAAGCATCAATACAATGATTAAATGCATCAATAGGTTTGTTAATAGTATTCCCTTCTCTATCTTTCATCCAAGTATAAGATTGCAGTTCTTTTATTAAGTTCTTGCTTCTACTTGTTACAAAGATTTTGTTTTGATTGATTAAGTTTATTCCATATACAATTGAATCCTTCCCTTTTGTACAAGGAAGTATTTTGTGCCTATATGTTTTTAGTTCTGCAATTGATTTTGGTTCTGCTGAATCAGCATATATTACTTCTTGTATATTGTTTTCATTTAATAGTTTTGATATATCTGAATTAAGTAATTTCTTTTGATAGATAATTTCATCAAATATATAAGCATCATTGTATTTATATAAACCTATTAATGTAGTTGGGTCATTACTGTATCCAAAGTCCATACCATAGCACAATAATCTTGCTTCTGATGGTAATTGTATCTCTTTCCATTCTTTTATACAAACACCTTCTAAAGAACCTATTTGACCAAGTCCGTAAACCTTCCACCAGTTTGACCAATACTCTGATGTCTTTGCTTTATCTCTTGCAGCTTCAATATCTTTTACAATCGTTTCTGGCAATGCTTCATTGTCTAAATAAGTAAGTGTTATAAAATCTGCATCATCATTACCAACTACTTCTTTATGCGCCCAAAAGTTTGCTGTTGGATTAAAGTCAATCCATATATCTCCAGAAGTTCTTATTGATAATTGTGTATATGCTTCAAAAGGTACATTATTTGCTTCATTTACATATAACACACTCCTTCTTGCACCTCTTAATTTATCTGGTTGTTCAACTGAAAAGAATTCAATATAACTACCGTTTGTGAAAGTATATTTTAATGATGATCTGTTCCATTGGTTATCTCTGAACCTATTTGTTTCAATCATTATTTTAAGAAAGTCTTTCATTGCTCCCCTTCTTAAATGTGGGATTGATTCAGATACAACACTTGTTTCAAGCATAGGAGTTCTTATACACCTATCAATAAGAATTGGTATAATGCCAAATGTTTTTCCTGCGGATGTTCCTCCTTGGATGATTTTTTTTCGCTTTTTAAGAGCGTGTAGTTTTCTTATTGCAGTTGTTGTTTGAAACATTTACAAATCAAATAAAGGTTGTTCTGATGTTATTGAGATGTCTTTTGTTTCTTTTGGTTTACCTGCATAATAATTATAAAACATTTGCACAAACTTAAAGTCTCCTTCTTCAACTCCTTTTTCAAGAGCTTTAAATGCTTTTGGTTCTAATGGAGATAATCGTTCAATCATCTTAACTTCTTCTGCTTTAGATGGTCTGCCTCCTTTATTCCCTTTTGTTCCTTTGTTATTTGATCTTCCGTCCATAATCAGTTTAAATTAGTTTACTAATTATATAATAAAAAAAAAGCTAGTTTTTAAACCAGCTTCTCATTTAATTCTTTGATCCATTGTCTTAATCTATTTTTATTGCAGGTGCAAGGTTCTGAATACTTATGATTAAAATATTTTGAATGAAGTCTACACATTATTTTAAAATCTTCATTACTCATTTTAGATGTTGTTCTTTCTTTAACACCTTGCCATATAATTTTGTCTTCTACCATAGTTCAATGTCATTTAATTGTTCTTGTCTTTTATCGCACCCACAATCTTCTCCAAATATCTTTTTAACAATCCATTTGATTCCTGTGTAGTAAGTGATCCTTTCTATTAAATCTCCTAGTTTCATTTTATATATGTTTGTTTTAAAATTTCATACCGTGAATATTTGTCACGGTTTCATTTATTTTCATTTTATTTTATCTTCTAATTTAGATTTTGTTTTTCTGTATGTGTTATAAATTGAATGATAAGGTATATTTGTTTTCTTTGAAAGATCTGTAATACTGTATTTATATTGAACTAAATTAAACACTTTTTTATTGTACCAATGCATATTGTCCAATTCATTCAAAACAGTTTCACTTGCTTTTTCAAAATCAATATATTCTCCAGATTCAATATCAACAATTAAATCTAAAGGTACTTTGTTTTCCTTTTTCTTTTTATTACATAATTGAAGAAAGGAAGTTCTTAAAGTTCTATAAATGTAATAATAGTTCACTTCATCTCCATAGGCAATATTCAAACCATTGTTTAACATCTTGCCAATGATTACATACATATCTCCTACAATATCTTCAGCTTCTGTTTTACTGCAACCAAATTTTAAAACGGTGTTAATCCATTTTTTATGATCTTTAAAGACTTTTTCTAACATAAATTTATATTTACATAAAAATACGTTATTAATAACAAAACTGAATAAATAGTTATAAACAAAAAAGGTTTAAGAATTAAACACAATCCCCCCATTAATGCAAATAGAAATTGTTTTTATTGCTAATATTTTTAGAAAAACAGATATGTTAAGTCATACCTTAAAATATATACTAAACTATAAAAGCACTTTATATATAATGTTTTTTTTATTACAATTTTAGTTATTCATTCAGTTTTATTTATTGTTTATATTGATTCTAATTAATAACATAAACCTTCTAAAGATCCTTCACAGTTTATTATTTCGTAATTATCTTTTGTTTTCCAGTTCCAAGATTTAACTCTCAAATTTACTAACTCATATATTTCACTTCTTTTATCAATTGGTAAATCATTAATAAGAACATCTAAACGATCTAATTTCCCTTTTAATATATTTTGATGCACATTAAATTTAGATTCCTTTAACGCTTTCTTTTGTGTTTTCTCAAGAGTTAAACGTTCTTTTGCTTTGTCTTTAAAATATACATCATAATAATCTCTAAATAATTTAAAAGATTTATAGTAGATATTTACTTTTGATAATGCTTGAAATATAGAAGCTCTATTTCTTTTTACACCTCTTGATTTAAACCAGTCTGCAATCATTCTATCATTCATAAAATTAACATCTTTTAATATTTTATAGAATAATGTTCTGGAGTACATTATTTTAGTTTCTCTTGATATGCTGTTTATATCAATTCCTGTTAATAGTTCAAAGTCTATTGCTAATTCATCTGCTGCTTCTTTGTTATATGCTCCTCTCATATTATTCAACTATTTTTGCACCATTATTAAATAGAATTTTATCTGATGTATCTGATAATTCTTTTGGGTCTAAAGAATAAGCTGAACAAACTTCCTGTAATTTACTGAAATCATTAAAATCAAATTTATTTAATAACCATTGAACAAACTCTAATTTGTTTGCTACTAATTTATCTCCTAAATCTTTTTCATCTACTTCTTCAACTTTTGCAAAGTAATTGTTTTCAATATCAATAAGATCAGCCATTGTTCTTCTTACATTGTTTTTAACCCTTTGCCTAAATAACCCAATACTATCTGCTTCTTCTAAAAAATGTAAATTTACAAATGAAGTTATAATTGCTCCACTTATTTTTTCTAATTGTTTTTCTGTTGGTTTCATTTTAAAATAATTCTGTTTGTTTTATAAAGTCCATTGTTTAGCCATAGCTTCTGCAATCCCTTTAAATGTTTTACTTCTTAAAGTTCTTCTTTCTGCTGGTGTTTTAGCGTTTTTCAAAGCATCAAAATACCATTTAGGTTGCTTTTTCTTTACACCTTTTTTAGATATAAATTCTACAAACTCCCCTTTTTCAACTATATCTGTTGGTTCTAATAAAGGTAAATTCTTTAACCATAAGCAAGTGCTTTTTTGTGCTTTATCTCCAAACATCCAAGGTTGAATTATTTGTTCTGGTTTTCTAATATTACTACTAATAACACTTATTGGATTCTCAATAGCAATTTTATCTATTGGTGCATCCATTAACCTTTGTACAAAATCTAATGCTTCTGCTTGATTCTTCCATCTTTCTTCATTCTTACTACCATCTTTGTTATACAACCATCTTGCACCACTAACTGCTAAAAATGTACAAGGAGGATGTGCAATCATCATATCCCAACCTTTATTTATAACATCAAAAACATCTTGTTGATAATGCCATTCTGGATGCCCACCACTACAAGGTAGTAAATCACAACTAAACGATTCGTGTCCTAGTTTTCTTAATTCTTTTGTTACTGCTTGGCTTTCTTCACAAGCTACTAATATCTTCATTTTAATAAGTATTTATTATTTCGTAATTGTTTTTCTGTTGGTTTCATAATTATAATCTTGTATATGTTTCTTTAACAAATTCTTTAAATTCTTCCCTTCCTTGAATATTTTTATCTTCTTGGTTAGATAACGCTCTGAATAGTCTTGAT